GGACAAAAAGTCGGCAAAGAGTTTGCCAAGGCTGATGAGGGCAAAAAATTCAAAGGGGGCGGACTTTATGAAAACATCAATGCAAAGCGCGAAAGAATTTCTGAAGGCTCTGGTGAGCGCATGCGTAAGCCGGGCAGCAAAGGTGCTCCAACGGCTGAAGCTTTTCGTGAGTCGGCTAAAACAGCCAAAATGAAAGAAGGCGGCCCAAGCTTGGCCGTCGGACGTGGCGAAAAACTTTCAGTTGATCAAGGCGCTGGACTTACTCAAAAAGGCCGCGACAAGTACAATCGAGAGACTGGTTCACATCTAAAAGCACCCCAGCCAAAAGGCGGTCCTCGTAAGGACTCATTCTGTGCTCGGATGTCTGGTGTGGTCGAACATTCAAAAGGGGACGCGCCACGCGCTAAAGCATCGCTGAAGCGGTGGGACTGCCCCGGCTGGTAAGGGAACAACGATGGCATATTCAGGCTCTGTAGGCACGACCGTCATAACGGTGCAAACGCTGATTGACCACGGTGCTCGTCGCTGCGGAAAATTGGCCGAAGAGCTGACCTCTGAGCAGGTTCTGAGTGCCCGCGAGTCACTGTTTTTCTTGCTGTCCAACCTGATCAACATTGGCATCCAGTATTGGGCCATCGACAAGAAGGTATACGGCTTTTCTCCCGACCGTGCGACGTATTTGCTGCCCCTTGGTGGCAATGACGTGCTCAACGCCCTGTATCGCTGGATGAACCGCCCTGATGGGTCCTATACCACATCGGCTGGCGGAACGCTTGGCAACGTCTATGACGGCGACGTGGACACCATTTGCACCCAGACCACTGCCAACGGCAACATCTCGGTCAATTACGGCCCCTCAAACCCCATTTTTATTGGCTCAATTGGCTTTTTGCCAGCAGCCAGCGGCACTTGGTCGATCATTTACGAATACTCTTTGGACAACGTGACTTGGTCAACTTTGGTGGACCTTGGGACCATCACGGTGGTCAACAACGAGTGGGTGTGGACTGACATTGAGAACGGCCAGACCGTGCCGTACTACCGAATTCGCGCCTACAACGGCACGACCCTGAGCCTGCGCGAATGGTATTTGGGCAACAACAGCACCGAAATCACGATGTCTCGCTTGAACCGCGACGACTTCACCAATCTGCCAAACAAGAACTTCACTGCGAACCAGCCGTTTCAGTACTGGTTCAATCGGACCATCCCCCAGAGCGAAATCGTGCTTTGGCCAACGCCCCAGAACGCCTTCTACCAGATGACCATTTGGTACTCACGCCAGATCATGGACGTGGGCGACCTGTACGGCGAGCTGGAGGTCCCACAGCGCTGGTACGAGGCCGTGGTGATGATGCTGGCTCACCGCATGAGCCTTGAGCTGCCCGGCGTCCCCGCAGACCGCACGTCGTACCTCGAAAAGCAGGCCGACAAGTATCTGTCGATGGCCGAAGAAGAAGAGCGCGACAAGTCACCGATTTACTTTGCACCGAACATCAGTGTTTACACGAGGTGATCGATGGCTATATTTCTGGACACCGAAGGCTACTCAGACATTGCAATTGCGATATGCGACCGCTGCAAGATGAAGCGACCGCACGCCGTGATGCGCAACGACCCCAACTTTCCCGGCCTGCGCGTGTGCAACGAGGGCTGCGCAGATCAGCTTGACCCCTATCGTTTGCCTGCTCGGAAAACCGAAAGGATAACGATTCGGTTTCCACGCCCCGACCTCCCATTGAATGCGGGCGACAACTACTTGGTCACGGGTGGTGAAACCAACGTGTTCCAGATCTCGACCGAGGGTAATACCCAGACGCCAACATCGACCGGGAACAAGGACACTATTGCACCAAACCCACCAGACAATACGAGCACATAATGTCCGCACAAGTAACCATACTCCAACTGCCAGCCGCTGGTGCTATCACAGGCACTGAGGCGGTTCCTATTGTCCAAAATGGCGTCACGGTGCAGACGACCACGGGTGCGATTGCTGCAAGTCCGTCGCAACCCTACACCTACCTGACAGTTACCCAGACGCCTCAGTTGGCCAACAGCCGCTACGTTGGTGCGTCCAACGGGCTGTCGATCACCGACGGCGGTGCTCAGGGCCTGTTCAATATAACGACCACAGGCGCTCTTTTGTCGCTGGTGAACTCAGGCACTGGGTTTCAGGTCAAAACGTCTTCTACGGCCATCACAGGCCGCTCCATCGCCGTTTCTGGCGTTGGCCTGTCGATCGCCAACGGTGACGGTATTGCCGGGAACCCAACAATCACTTTGGCTGGCCAAGTCTTGAATTTGGCCAACCTGAGCGCCAACGGCCTGATGACAATCACCACGGCTGGTGCGCTGTCCGCAACTCAAATTGCGGGCGTTTCTGACCAGACGGCTGTGTCGAACGCAGACGGCACGACTGGCAACCCGACCATCGGTTTGGCTACCAACCCGACGATTCCCGGCACTGGGGCCATTTTGATTCCCGTGGGGACAACTGGCCAGCGCCCTGCTGGCGTAGTTGGCAAGATGCGCTACAACTCCACCGACGGGGCCTATGAAGGCTTCTCGGGCGGCACATGGCGTCAATTCTCTCTGTCTGGCGGGGTAACTCAAGTAAACACCGGAACGGGCCTCACGGGCGGTCCCATCACGGGCGTGGGCACAATTTCAATTGACAACACCACAGTGACTGCTGGGTCCTATGGCTCGGCAAGCCAAGTTGGCACGTTTACCGTCAATGCTCAGGGCCAATTGACTGCCGCAGCCAACGTGACAATTACCCCGTCTGGCATCGGCGCAGTGTCCTCCGTGTCCGGGACCGCAAACGAAATAACCGCAACGGGAACCAGTACGGTCGTTTTGTCGTTGCCAGCCGCTTTGACGTTCACTGGTAAAACAATAACTGGTGGAACTTTTAACGCTGGGGCAATCCAAATTGGTGGCGTAGATGTTGTTACGGTGTCTGCCACTCAAACGCTGACCAACAAGACTCTGACGCTGCCTGTCATTGCGTCCATATCCAACAGCGGCACGGTCACTATTCCCACGGGAACCGACACGCTGGTGGCACGCACCAGTACCGATACGTTGACCAACAAGTCGATCTCTGGATCGACCAACACGTTGACGAACATTGCAAACGCCTCGCTGACAAACAGCTCGCTGACCGTTGGAACAACGTCAATTTCCCTTGGCAGCAGCTCGCTGACTCTTGGCGGCCTGACGTCCGTCGAGGTCACTCAGGACCCAACTTCTGCATTGCAGTTGGCCACCAAGCAGTATGTGGATGCGGTGGCCGAGGGCCTGCACATTCATGCTTCTTGCGCAGCGGCAACCACCGGAACGCTTGCTTCAATCACTGGCGGCACGGTAACCTACAACAACGGCACGGCTGGCGTTGGGGCAACCTTGACCTTGTCTGTAGCCTTGACTGTGTTGGATGGTTACACGTTGCTGAATGGCGACCGCGTGTTGGTCAAAAACGAAGTTGCCAGCGCCAACAACGGCATCTACACATGGGCGACTGGCGGCACGGTTTTAACTCGTGCAACTGACTTTGACACTGCCGCTGAAATGGCAAGTGGTGACTTCACATTCATCACCAACGGCACTTTGTATGCAAACACTGGCTGGGTGCAAACTGACCCTGTGACTGTTGTTGGCACAAGCCCCGTGACATGGGTGCAGTTTTCTGGCGCAGGCACTTACACGGCAGGCACGGGGCTGACTCTGATTGGCTCTCAATTCAGCCTGACAGCGCCTGTGACGGCAGCTTTGGGTGGGTCTGGATACACCAGCTACACCGCAGGCGATATGCTGTACGCGAGCGCTTCAACAACATTGTCTAAACTATCGCTTGGCACGCAAGGCTATGTGCTGACGGCGGGCGCAACTGGACCCGTTTGGTCTGGCATCTCTGGCGGAACTTTCTGAGGAAATAAAAATGGCTGCACCGAACTTCACACCAATTCAACTTTATTATTCAACGACTGCATCTGCCGCACCAACGGCGGCAAATCTTGCGCAAGGTGAATTGGCAATCAACATCACCGACGGCAAGCTGTATTACGAGGACGGCAGCGGTGTTGTTCAAGTGATTGCAAGCAAGGGTGCTGGCACGATCGGCGGCTCAAACACGCAAATCCAGTACAACAACGCAGGCGCGTTGGCTGGCAATGCTGCAATGACGTTCAACAGCGGGACCAACACCGTCACGTTGACCACGCTGAACCTCACCAACGCCCTTGGCGCGATCTACGGGGGTACTGCGCAGTCCACCTATACCCAAGGTGACGTGCTGTACGCATCGGCTGCCAACACGCTCTCCAAGCTTGGTATTGGCACTGTCAACTACATCTTGACATCGAGCGGATCGGTTCCCCAGTGGTCCGCACCCTCGAGTATTTCGGTTTTGACGGCCACGAACCTTGCTGGCGGCGTTGCCGGGTCTGTGCCTTACCAGTCCGCAGTCGACACAACCACCTTTTTGGCCATTGGGGCCGCAAACCGGGTCATGACCTCCACCGGGTCCGCTCCTCAATGGGTGACGTCCCTGACGTCCCTAACGGGCGTTTCCAGCTCTTCGATCACCAATACCAGCCTAACCTCTGGCCGGGTGGTTTACAGCGGCGCAAGCGGCGTACAAACCGACTCCGCAAACCTGACCTTCAACGGCACGACTTTGTCTGCTGGCGGCTTCTCAACGACTGGCCTGAGCACCTTGGTTCAGACCGTCACGATTGGCAACAGCAACTTCAACGGTGCTGCTGTATTTGCACCCACAACCCCTGCCAAGCTGTACATCGGCACTGGCACGGTGACTGACGCAACTTCCGCAATTGGCGCAACCAACGCCACTGGTGCTATCAGCTCTTTGGCAATCACGCCAATTGCCGCAACCAACACCAGCGTCACCTACACGAATGCATCGACCTTGTACATTGCAGGCGCACCAAGCGCTGGCACGAACATCACAATCACCAACCCGTACTCGCTGTATGTGGCTGCTGGTAACTCGTACTTCGGTGGCACTGTAACCTTTGCGAACTCAATCGGTGCGTTGACCGTAAGCTCGTTGACTGACACTGGCCTCACCTCTGGCCGGGTCACCTATGCCTCTACGGGTGGGTTGTTGGCTGACTCTGCCAATTTGACTTTTGATGGCACTGTGTTAACGGTTGGAACAAGTAGTGCATTTCCTCTTGCTGGTTCTAAATTATCAATTGGTAATGATGCAAATTCAGCACTTAGATTAAGCATAGCAAACCAAAATGCTGGCGCATCTGCGCTTGTTGGAATTGATTTTCAACCTGCTGGGGGCGCATGGAAGATAGATGTTCCATCCGATACTTCTGGTTTTGTGCCCCCGATGTATTTCAAAGCAGGTGCATCAACCAATGTGACTTTTGCTTATGGCGGCAATGTGGGTATTGGGACAAGTACGCCTTCAGGCAAATTGACGGTTAACGGCGTAATCAATGTAATAGACAACTTTGCTTTAAACCTTGGAAGCAATCAGGCGGGTGGCGCAACACTTCTGTACAACACAAACGGAAACCTTGACATTACACCAAGAAGTGGTTTTAGCACTGTTTTTACCGCAGGTAATGTAGGGTTAGGTACTAACGCCCCTGCCACCTTGTTCCACATGCTTAAAAATGGAGTGGGTGGATCAGCACCAAACCAGCCAGAACTTCGCATCCAGCACAACGACATAAACACTATTGGTACGGGTGGTTCTAATGGTGGCATATTGGGGTTTGTCAACCTACAGGTGGACAACACTGGTTGGGCGGCAAATTCTATTTGGGGTCGAATTAACTTTTCCTGCTCACAGCCTACCAGTGGTGTGGCACAACTTGGTGCAAGTATTCTTGCCGCCGCAGATGGCGCTATTGGTGGACAG